AGAGCCCTATCGGCTTCAGTCTCCAAAGGGCGGTTCTCATACCAGTTGCCGTTCTCAGCATCAAACTGTTTACATAGTTCAGCAATCTGTGCTGATGATATAGGGTAACCTCTGTATGTTGCGTTGCCTGCTACCTTAACCATAATAGCATACATCTTAGAATACCAACCAGTGTCTGATATAGTTAGATATTCACCAGCCAAATCTTTTGGCCAGAAAGGACAATCGCGATAACCAGACCATTTATAATCGTGATTGTTTAGCTTATTCTTTTTATATAACAAGACTTGTTCTTTTAACTCGTCTGGTAATCTATCTAAAAAGGAAGTGGAATGTTGCCTATTGTCATAGGGATGGGCAGCCATAAGGGCATCAACATCAAGACAATCGCCATTATTACTAAAGAAAAAGTTGTTAGCATCAACATAATCTGCAGGGATATAATACATCCTCGATAAGTCTTTAGTCTGTGAATCTCCAATTTCACCAAGCTCTTTGTTAAGTGCGTGCCAGAAACCTCTGATATCTTCTGCGATAACCGGTCTGCCAAGGTCGAAGACAAGTCTGAACTTCGGTAAAGCGTCCGTGCTGCTAGCAGTGCTATAGCAAACAAAATTATACTTACCAAAACGAGAACGTAATACATTTTCTAAATCCCCCTCGAAGACATAATCATCAACATCAACAGCAGCCCAATTTGCCCAATATAAAACATTCTTATTGGCTCTTGTAGTACCATCCGTATATACAGCCGGCGAAATAAGTTCAGCATCTTTCTTACCTTTCTTAGGTGCTTGGGATAACTTGAACAAAAAATCCTTGAACTGATCCCAGGTTTGAATTTCAATTCGACGATATGTCTTATTGTCAAACTGGCTTTTAAATATCGTCAGTTGATACATTTGCTTGCTCCGTAGTATCTTCATCCATCCAGCGCAATAAGGTGGCGTCATTCTCGCCACGAGCTGGATAATAGACACCACGGGATCGAATAGAAATACTAGGCTGTTCAATCAGTTGACGGAATTTAACAAAGTCTTGCTCTGTTCTAAATGCAATGTTCATAGAACCATAGATGTCTAGGTCCGGTTGATCAAACGCTGGCATATCTTCCCAGTGTTGTACATTCCATTCTTCTTCTGTACCATCTAGTACAAATAAACTTGATGCTGTTGATTTAGCCATAATATCTATCCTCTGTATTTCCAAATGTTTCTTTATGTTTGATATGTTGATCTTTAGTAAGTCTGACCATTTCCATACCCATCTCGTTAACTCCAGCTTTCTTTACATAATCATCTCTGAATATAAGTTTATTCTTAGCAAAGCCAGAATAATCTACATGATGATGCCAACGATTATAGCGCCATACAACTTCTGTAATATCAGGATGTTGTTCTTTAAGGGCTTCTGCAAAGGTACGGCGATTATCACCATCAATATAAACATTGTCTGTATTGCCGCCACCCATAACTAGGGTAGTCATCTTGCCACAAACAAATGCATTAAAAAGAATAGAGCAATGATCATCTTTTAGAATACGCAGACTTAAATCTGTGTCTTCATTATATCTGCCACGCCATCGGTGCGGTAGATCATTGCGCAGTAGAATACAAGAATAAACCCTAGTATTAAGTGTATAAGGTCTTTTCTTTTGAGATGCTGGTACAAAATATTGATAGTTCATACCAGACATTGCAACATTAGTAAAGCGATCAGTAAACTCTTCGCAAGCACGGATTACATTACCATTAGTTACAATGGTTTTCTTATTCTGGTGTACACGATAGAAGTGACGAATATTATCATCCATAATCCAGTGACGTTTAGCACCAGTTGAGATAGCATGCTGCCATACAAAATTTCTTGCTGGTATACTACCACCAACTCGCCCTGCAGCATCACCAAGAGCTAGTTCAGGATCCTCTCGGAATCCATCAGGCAATGTTAATATTTTGCTAGGGTGTATGTTTTCTGCATAAGCATCATACTCATCTTTTTCAATAACAATATGATACGGCACATTTAATTCATCCAATGTCTTAGAGGTAAGGCGAGAGTCTGCCCTACCTTTAGAGATAATATAGATTGGATATTTTGGTTGGCTGTAGTTAGTCATGTGTACTCCATAATATATAAAACCATTATAACATATTTAGCGCCTATTGTAAATCACTTTCTTTCACAAAAACGCCATCAATCATCTTTCCTTTACGGTCTTTGATATCATCATATGCTACTTGTAGGCATTCATCCATAGATAATTCATTACGAGCCATAATGTTAATTAGAACCACCATCATATCACCAATATCATCTCGGATATCCTTACCCTTACAGATGCTATCTGATAGTTCACCAGCCTCTTGTATAAGTTTAAGGTACTGATCTTTATCAGTAGAACCATCAATTAGATTGCGGTCGTGATGCCATTGTTCAATTAATTCGACAAGATTTTCCAAGTGTGTCTCCAATCTTCAACTTGATTTACATTTTTAAATTCTAGTGCTGCAGCAAGATCATGATCGTTGCCACCTTGCATAGTCTTATCACCAAAAAATGTGATAGGACCTTGTAACCATTTAAGGATCTGTGCTTTACCTTTACCTACTGGAGTGATATCAATACCAGTTTCTCCAGCTACTGTAGCTCGCACTTCCTTACCAAACTTCTTATTAAACTCCGTTGCAATATTAGAACGTTCTTCAAAGATTTCATCAAACCAAATATAGTCTTGTCTTTGTAAAGGTCCTGCATTTCTACCTACAACACTAAAGTTGCATAGCCCAGGTCTATGATCAAAGTGCTGCCCGGTTCTCATTCCGTATTGAGATGCATGCAACTTATCTAATAAGAAAAGATTTTGTTTATGAGATAACACCCATTCGTCTTTATGAATTTCTCTATTCTGTTCAAAGATATGATTACCTGAACATTGGAATACTTTCATACAACTATTATATACTACATCAGGGACTTGTTCTAGTGTTTTCTTACGATCACTACCAGTGACCAGATAGCAAGCATTATGAGTTGTAAAGTGTTCCATCCAATTTGCAAACTCTTCATCCATTATGCCACGACTAGGCGTTAGAGTTCCATCAACATCAAATACATAGTTCATCCAAAAAAGTCCTCCAAAGTCATTTGATCTTCTGCAGACCAGCCAATAGCATCCAGAATTGGTGTAATTGGGTCGATAAATGTTTTCTGAAACTGTTTATCATAGTCAACATATTTATGTAAGGTTGTCTCCTCAGGTAGATAATCAGGAAATGCAATTACATTCTCTTTGATAGGATTAGGCAATTTTAGATAACAGAATTTAATCTTCTCGCCATTTTGAATTTGACCATATCTTTTATCAAGAGATAAACCTTTAATCGTATGATTATATAGCAAGCAACCACGAACATGAATTGGAGTGCCTTTTTTGTATATCTTCTGATTGTCTTGCCAATTACTTACATTAGACACACCACGAGGGAATGATACTTGTTCGACTGGCAGACTGGTAAAAGTATTTCTAAAATCTTCGATATATTTCTGAGTCTTGCTTTCATCGCCAGCAATAATAATATGGAATATCTCTTTGAACTTATCTCTTACAACCATAGGTGTTGATGACTTAATAGCCTCAATGCCCATAATCTTGAGTTTAGGCTCGTCATACTGCACACCCTCTGAGTTATGTACGTTTAAGATGTATCTTTTCTTAGCAGTCCAGATACCACGATCAGCAATTACTTCTCGCTCCATTACCATACGATTATCAAAGCAGTTCATCTTAGTAAACAAATCAGCATATGATTTTTCTAGGACAGACTCGAAGTGTTGTGCACATATCTTATCCAAAGCCTTGACTGGATCTGTAGGTTTAAGTTGATCTACGATAGGTGCCATATTAATGTAAAGTGAATCTGTATCGATTGCAATCACATAATCTTTATCATCAGATTTAAGTATCTTGTTCATCTCTTGGTTGATTGCTTTCTCAGCCCACAAGATAGACAACTGGCCAGATAGTGTAATACCCTCAGCCATTCTCATATCAAAGTATCTAAAGTGTTTGTTACCAAGTGCACCATAAAGAGAATTGAGTAGGATCTTAACAGACATCTGTCTATTCTCAAGCTGATTAATCTTTTTCTCAAGCTCATAAGTAGGTGCCTTTTCATAGGCTTGCTTTGTCTTGAGCATTTCTTTCTTAACAGCCTTACGCTCATTACCATAGTCAATAATAATCTTAGGCAATACACCTTGTTTAGACTTAGAGAACCTAGCACCATTGGCAGCAATGCAATGTTCTTCTTTAGGAGCAGGACCATTTAGATAATGATCTACACCAGATACTGATAGCCCTGGCATAAGTGTCTCTGGCGACATATTATATTGTACAATAAGATTTGGATATAGAGAGTTCAAGTCAAAGGATACTACCCATTCGTGGGCACCAACATCAGGATCTTTAACATAACCACCTGGATAAGGCTGCTTAATATTCTGGTTAGATGGCGGAATGATAATGTTGCTCTGAGCCAACTCTCGACAGATGATTGAATCCCATATCGCAGTAGTACCAAAGGTATCTGATAAGTTAACACCACCTTTATATTGCATAGTCATACAAAGTTCAATCAGACCCATCTTATCATCGATACGTTGCACTAGCTGAACATCTTTAATGTTGTAGTCAATAAACTTCTGATGATCACGTTCATATAAAGTAAACAGATTACCAAATTCTTCATATGATAATTTCTTCTCGCCGAGTACCGTATTGGCAACATGGTCTAGTTTATATGATTCTTGTGTGCCATATGCATAACCAAACTTCTTGAACAATTCAATATAGTCAGCTTGCTGGATACCAACAATTTCAAAGCCTTGCTGAGGTCTACCCATAACTGTGACGTTTCTCTCATTCACTAAATTCCATGGGCTTAGTCTTTTTACTGCCTCGGCACTACCCACTCTCGCAATGCGATTCACCAGATACGGAACGTCAAAGAAACGTATATTCCAACCAGTAATAATGTCTGGACAATTATTATGCCAATAGCCTAGAAACTTAGCAAGTAACTCTTCCTCTGACGAACAGCGGTGGTACTGGATAAGATCATCACCCATATCAAGTTCTGTTTTCTCAAAGTCATACTCATCAAGACCCCAAACTTGGTAGACACCAGATAGACTTGACTTGAGAGCAATAGAGATTACGGGATATGCAGCTTCCTCTGGGCGAGGGAAGCCTTCGTCAGAAGCAACCTCAATATCAAAGTTAACCACATTTACGTGACTAGGATTAAATTTGATATTGTCTGGAAATCTTTCTTCGATGAATTGTTGTACATAGTTTGTATTACCATAGATTTTAAATCCAGGTACATCTTTGTACATATCAATAAATTCTTTTGCTTCCGACATCTTGCTAAACTTCATGGCCTTAAGAGGCGATCCATCAAGACCAGTATGTTTTGTACCAGCTTCTTTAGAAGGCAAATATAATGTCGGTTCGTATTTAATACGTTTACTTATCGGATGCCCGGTATCATTATATCCACGATAAAGTAAAGAGTTGCCGTAACGATTAACAGAAGTGTAGAATGACAATGAGTATCTCCATAATATATGTTGGTATTATATACCAAAAAAGGGGATCTGTAAACCCCCTTTTTTAATCTTTTATTTTTATTTACAAATCTTCGTTATCAGTCAGCATTAGATATTTTGCTTCTTCATGGTAACCCATTCTATGAAGCTCAGATGCTGCTCTTGCTTTTCCTAATGATAGAAAGAAGCTATTAAATCCACTAAAGAATCCGCCCACCGGCGCTAAGGCATATTTCATTACTGCTTCAGTCATTAGAAACGTCTCCTTAAATCGTCAGTCTTATTATGAGCAACGTTCCAGATGTCTCCACGACATAAACCGATGTCTAGTAAGTCTTTGTCAGTTAGCTGATTCAGCTCCTTGATAGTCTTCCTAGCTTGTGATATTTCCTTGCGTGTTGAGTTTGCGTCTTTAAATAGATCAAACAGAGCGCTAATCGCTTTCTGTAAGAAGTTGGCTTGTATTAGTATTAGTTGTGTCATTTTGTTCCTCGTTTTGACCAATATTGATTTTACGAGGACGCTGATCTTCTGGGATAACATATTTCAGTTCTACTGCTAGAATGCCATCTTGAATATCTGCTCCGTGAACTTCTACGTTCTCAGACAGTCGAAAGGTTCGCTTAAACTTCTTAGTGGAAATTCCACGGTGAATGTAATCACGACCTTGCTTTTTATGCTCACCAGTAATAGTAAGCGTTCGCTGGTGATATTCGACTTCAATACCTTCTTTATTAAATCCCGCAACAGCAATCTCAATGAGGTAATCTTCCTCACTGGTTTTGATAATATTATGCGGGGGATAATGATCTTGTGCGTGCTTTGCTGTCCATTCTAGTTCGTTGAATAGATGATCAAAGCCTACAAAAGCGGATGAGGGGAATAGTGTTTTCATGCCTGTCATATTTTTTCTCCTTTTAACAGCAAGAATAGTTCGTAGCCCATTCGGCACTACAATAGTATTTATACACTATAGCTATTCATTTTGAGAATAGCTGATAGTCTATTTGTTTCCGATATTATATTTCGGACATAGTTCCCATTTATCTTTATCTTTAAATGGGATAATTTTAATCTGTCTGAGAGGTGCAACTGGTTTTGGATTTTGTTCGCCTTGAATACTTACAAGACCCCAATCCGACATAAGTGTCGCAATTGTATTTCTTCTACCAATATCATTCTCTTCCAGATTACTCTTTTTGCCATCAAGCAAAAATAGTTCTTTAAAGTGCACTATAAAATATCTACCTTGTTTATGTAGAATATGGCACGATTGGAATAATTTGTTATCTTTACGACTAGCAACACCAATACGTGTTAATGTTTCTCTAATCTTTAAAAAGTCATCTGGCTCATTGAGGACTATCTCAAGCATATCACTCGGAGTCCACTCAATGATCTTATTTTCTTTTTCCACCTTTACTCACCTTTGTTTTTATAATTTTTATTTGTTCAGGTGATAATAGTGTCAAAGCTTGCCTAGCTTTCTCATTACTGTATCCATAATACACTTTGACAGCATCAATATCACTTTCAGGTTGAGCCTTAGCCCATTTAGAAAAGCGTTTCCGCTTTCTAGTGATATTTATAAGAAAGTCAAATTGTAGACGATTGTCTAAATGATGATACCTATTCATTTCATTAGCAAAAGCAACTGTGTCTGGAAAGTAAGATAGACCACGATTAACCATAAAGGGGGCATAACCTTTCTCAGCTTGATCATCCATCATGATGTCTTGCTTAGTAAAGTTAATAGAGTTTAGATAATCAAAAGGACTAATAGACATCTTCGATACCTCCGTCCATACCTGGCCACATCACACGTTCCATTCTTTCTAAGAGAACTGCTTCAGTCACATCTGTTGATGCACCTCTTTGAACATCAGTATCTCTATAATACAACTGAGGGTATGTTGTATGACCATTTGGTAAAGGGTGGTTATTTAATATTACATATTCTATATTCCACATATCAAGTTTTTCTTGTAGCATGTGGCAATATACACATCTGTCTTTAGTGAATAAAGTTAATCTATCCATAATCTATCCTAACGCTAATGCTAGTGTCTGTAGTCTCATCACATCCATAACAATATCATGCTGTGGATCATGTGCGACAAACACAGATTCCAAACCTTCTGGTATAAATCCATTTCTCAGATCAATACCCCAAGACATACCTTCAATCATTGATCTAGTATCACGAACAACCCAATGTGGCCAAGGTACGTCTTGCTTACACTGTTCGGCAATATAATCTATAATAATAGGATCAAATGTATTACCACGAGTATAAACTTTATCTAACTTTTTCTTTATATGGGTATTAATGAATGGTATAGCTTGATCAATATCTACATCAAGCTCAGTTGGTTTTAGTTGCCGTTGAGCAGATTTAGATTGTTCTCCCCACCATTTTAGCGTATCCTGATTGATTTGTCTACCATATTTTTTAACTTGACTTTCAACATCAAATTTAATATATCGTGAGCTTTCTAACAATTCAGTATAAGAATATTGCTCTTTAGAATTAAATCTGCTTTCTTCAAACTCAAGTACAGCCATTGAAAGCAATACGCCATTTACTCTATCTACAGATAAGGTTTCAAAGTCAAAGATTATAGCCATTATACAAACTCCACATTAGCCATGATCTCAGTCATACAAGCAACTACGTTTAGTTCATGATCTGCAACAAAGGCATTCTTATATTGATAGTCAGCTAATATAAGAACAAGTTGTGGTATAGACTGTGGTTGGACTAATCCATTCATACCATCATATACACCACGGAAGATTGAAGATGCATCAACATCAATATTATTAACTACCCAAGACCTCATCTTTTTAAAGTCTTTATCTTTGAGAAGTTTAATTAAATTAACATACTGATCACCAGTAGAAACCATCCTAGCGCCAGGAATAAGAATGCCACTAATTGAAAACCTTTGTAGTTCGTTGAGAATACGGCGCCAATCAGGGGCATGAGCCAAGATAATTTCAGCAAGTTTAGGTTCTTCATATTCAATCCCTTCTGTTTCTAATACAAACTTAGCCCGTGCCATAAACTGTGCGGCAAGACCAGCCATATCTTTCTTAGATGTATTAAATTCATAAACACCACAACGAGAATGTAGTGGCTCAATGATACGATTTTTAAAGTTACAAGTTAAGATGAACCTACAATTGTTTGCAAATTCTTCTATAAAACCACGTAGGGCTGGTTGTGTACTTTGTGGATTAAGATAATCAGCCTCATCAAGAATAACTACTTTATAGCCACCTTGCAAAGATACTGTAGAAGCAAACTGTTTAATCTTACCACGTAGGGTATCAATGTTACCTTCTTCGGATCCATTGATCATAATATAATCAAGCTCTAATTCATTACATAGAGCCTTAGCGACAGTTGTCTTACCGAGACCGGCAGTACCACATAACAACATATTAGGCAACTCACCAGTAGTTACTAATTGTTGGAATGTTTCTTTTAGGTCCTTAGGTAAGACACTATCTTTTACAGTTTTTGGGCGATACTTTTCTACCCAGAGGAAGTCAGACATTTACAATCTCCATATTCAAGAATTTCATTATATAATATTTTGGACAAATTGTAAAGTTATATTATGATTTATTAGCCTCATATGCTTCAGAGACAGAGATAGCTTGAATGCACTGATCTCTAAGTGTACCAATTGTGGATAGTTCTTCTCCACGGAAGCCACCACGTTGTACGACTGCATCAATTACAGCAACCGTGCTACGACCAATCTGTGCCATCAAAGCATAGTTCTGGTCATGTTCATTATTTTCTTTTTTAGACATCATTTAAACTCCGTATGTAGATGTTTTTTCAAGGGCGATCCAATAAGAAATACCAAATTCCGTATTAGTCCAATGTGAGATACGTTTAGAGGAGATACCAACATTATAATCTCCAGGCATTACTTTTAAGTTTGAGATATTTAGAATAAAATTAAAGTCTACTCCATCATCAAATTCTCCAGCAACATCGATAGAATAAGCATTAGATGTGCTATTCTTACTATCAACAACAGAGATACTTAGCACACCATCTTTACCAGTGATTGATACCTCATTATGACCTAGTGCTGTTGCAGCACGTTTAATACGTCCAAGTGTATCTGCATCAAGTGTGAAAGAAATGTCTGGGCTTGGCATATTTACATTCTTGCCTGGCTTTGTTAGCATATCAGGATCAGAAAAGAAATATTTTACTTTACTGCGACCAGAGGAATCTCCGACAGTCACATATTCTTCTTGAAATACTAGGTTAGGTGTATCCACCAAACTTAGGACACCAAGAAATTCATTTAGATCATAGATACCAAATGCTTGTGGAAAGTCTTCCACGATAGAGGCAGACGACATAACATTCTTTGCCTCCGAGATAGTTTTAACAGTGTTACCCTTTTCTATCACAATGTTGGAATTGATTCCAGCATAGTTTTTAAGAATAGAAAGAGTGTTTTCAGATAATTCCATAATATACTCCAGTTGAATTAATATGACCATTATATACCATATTGGTCAAGTTGTAAACCATTTTATTTAATTTTGCTAAAGTTTTTATCTTTAACAAATTCAATCTTGCCTTCAAACTTATCATCTAAGATTTCTCCTTTATGTGATATAACAAAGACATTAGCATCATCACCAAGTGAATAGATGATTTTCATTAAATTACCAACACCTTCATGATCCAATGAACTATCAAAGGTCTCATCAAGTATTAGTAAATTGGTTGCCACAGAGTTCTTCATCTTAGCAATTTGTCGCCAAGTAAAGAGTAGTGCCAAGTCAATACGTTGCTTCTCACCCTCAGAGAACGAGTCGTATGAGAAGTTGTCTCTATGTCTTGAGCGGATAGTCTCTTGAAAACTCTCATCAAGATTAAAGTGGACAAAAAAGTCTAGGATTTGTAGGTACTGATTAGTAAGTTTATTAATGACTGGCAAGTATTCTTTAACAATCTTAGTTTTAATACCAGTATCTTTTAGCATCTCTGCCATAGCCATATTATATGATAGTTCTTCATTCTTTACAAGTTTAGTCTCAGTTAGATCATTACGGCTTTCTACAAGGGTTTCTAATGTATTCTTTTCTACACTTAGATCACCATCAGTACCCTGTATCTTTTGGATAGCATCATTGGCAGTTTTAATCTGACCTTGCAGTCTAGTAATCTCCCTATTGTTACCACTAATAGTTCCAGTACGATCTCTAATCTCGTCAGTAATTGTATTGAACTTTGTAATATCTTTCTCAACATTACTAGATTGTTCAGATACATCACTCAAGGCTTTCTGTAGTTCTGTTGCCTTATCTTTAGCCACAGAGAGTTTTTCTGATCTGAGATCCTTACTAATAGATTGTGAGCAAGTAGGACAGTCATCATTCTCTTCATAGAATTTTGTTTCTTTAACAAGTACCTTAATCTTTTGATTAAACTCTGCCTTAAATTGTAGCAAGCTTTGTTTCTTATCATTACTTGCTTTAATATTTTCTTTAAGACCTTCTTGTCTTTCTTCAATCTCATTTGTCAATAAGGTATTTTCTTCTTGATACTTTTCAATATCAGTGAGTGCTGTTTCTATTTCTGACTTACGAACATCAACTTGATCATTACTTAGATTTTCTACATCACGTATATACTTCCGTTGGATATCGATCTTTTCTTTTGTAAGTTCAATATCATATACAACATTCTTAATTAAATCTTTAAGCATTGATGACTTTTCTTTTACAAGTGAGTTCATCTTACTAAAGATATTAATGTCCAGAAGATCCTCAATAACATCTCGCCTGTGTTGTGATGCCAGCTGCATGAAGGGAATGAAGGAGGATGAGCCTAGC